CTCATGCGCATCAAAAATCTGTTCGATCTGCGCATCTTCCAGGCTCATCGCTTTCAACATCTTTTTTGTCAGTGCCATTTTTCAATCTCCTTTCACTCGGTGGCCAGTCACTCGGCCATTTGATTGTTACCATAAGTGTAAACAAAAATGCACTATATGTCAATAGATATTGTGGTGTGCTGGATCCTACACACAACATATGGTATATATGTAAATAAATGTCATTATATGTCAAATAAGCTGTGCTGCATCTGTGTTGGATGTGTTGGATTGACACCTATTTACAAACACTTTCTATATTTTATTTTTTTTATAGGACTTTTTTATTTTATACTACAATCCTACATTATCCTACATTATCCTACATATAAAAAAGTAATATAAATATATATAATATAATATAATATATATAGTGCCGTTGACATATAGTGACATATAGAACAATGTAAAAAGAGTGCTGGATAATCGCTATCCAACACTCTTTTTGTGTCAAAAATATTTAGGCTTTTAAAGCCGCCTCCATGACAGCCTTATAATGATCTCCATGATCTGCTGCCGCATCCCGCAGGAAATGATTTTTGCCCGTGATGTGCTTATATTCCCCATACTCTACATAAGGCGCATATTCAACATTTGTACCCACATACACTGCATCTTCTGCCGCATCAACCTTGTGGGCAATACTATTACGCAAGCGCCCGGTATCTACAGGGCAATCCTCTTTTGCATATCCCTCGCACTCCTGCCCGATCGCTTCAAGGCCCAATAAAACCTGCTCACGCATCGCCGCCAATACTTCCTGCGCATTATCTTTTAAGTCTACTGTTGTTACAACCGGCATGGTATCACCTCCGCTTTTCTCGCTCCTTTTCTATCTGTGCATCATGTGTGGTAGTATCACGCTCCGCATCGATATATGATATGCTACCATCAGCACGCCTAAAACCCACTATCCTATCTACCATAGTACAGCGGCAGTTATACACCTCGCTCGGATCACCTGACGGATCACCCGGAAAATTCAGTCCGTTTGTGAATTTATCACCTATATCCACCTCCTCGCCATCTATCTCTAAATGGCTTTCACGGGTACGATCATCAGGCGTAGCTATCCACTTTTTTTTCTGTACTACGCCCTGCTCATCCAGCTCATTATAACTATCCAGCCTGCCCCGGTTTTCGGCTCCCGTAACCATTGTGCGTGCGTTACGCATAGCTGCCGCCTCGTTATTGCTTACGATGCCGATAAGTGATTGAGCTATCTTATCCACAGGATCACCATTAAGGATACCCTGCAGCAGCTTGCTGCTCATCTGTTTGGTATTCCAGCGCTTATCCTTTATCTTGTCCAGGTCCTTATATGGCAATTCTATATCGCCATCATCTACCAGCCTTTTTACTGTTTTTTCATCTACCAACGAAAAGGTGGTAAGGTCTGTATCATAATCATCGGACCGCTCGGCTATATATTGCTCTCTACTCTTTGCCATTTACTTTGATCCCCACACGCTTACACTCATCCGCTACCTGGTTATAACTGATTGTATACACCTCTATCATTGCATCATTAGCGATATCCAGCGCTTTTGCATTTGCACCGGCTATGGCATCTGCATACTCATCCATTATGGCTGTGTATTCCTTGCTACCAAAAGTAAGTTTACGCATCGCCTCCATGTATGCCTTTTTTGCATCGGCTTTATTATCAGACTCTGCATTCTTATAGGCCTTATACAGATCCGCCGTATCCTTGCCTACTTTATTCAGATACTTTAGCAGTTTTTTCTCGATTTTAACAAGGGCAGGATCTGTATCGTAAATCCTGCCCATCTTTTTTTCCGTGCTTTCAAGTATTAGATCACTTTTCGCCCTGGCTCGGTCCCTCGGTCGCATCTTCACCGCCATCTGCTGTATCCTCCGGCTCATCCTCTATGCTGGCTTTAAGCTCTGCGTATCTATCTGCCTCCTCTTTATCCTTACGCTTTAAAATATCCTTTATCTCATCGATATTTAAAAACGGCAGGTGTTTCAGGATTGTTTCATCATCCAGGTACTGCCCAGCTGCAAGCACCATATTGGTTACCTCGGGCTGGTTTGTGTTTTTCCGCCTGTGGTAAGTAGGTGCATCATCGATGCCGATTAACTCAAGCAGGGCTTTAACGCACTCGGATACACAGTATTCATACCCATCGCATTTAAGCTCAAGGTTTTCGTAAGCGGAATTGATAGCCGTTGCCGTTACATTACCGGCTGACAGCTTATCCGTATCCAGCGCCATTGCATCACGGTACAGGGAATCCCTCAAGCTCGCCAGCACTGTTTCCGTAGCCTGATACGGCACATCAAGCGTGTGTGCCTCTGCCCTTGCGCCCTCATCATCTACTATGGCTGCCTTTACCGTGCGCATGCGCTCCAAAAACTGCGCAAGATCCACATCATCCATACCGCCTGCGTTTTGGATTGTCCAATATATCAGGCTGGCATCATCGATAGTATTGCATAATCCGCTCTGTATCAGATCATAGCCATCTATTTTCTCACGCAAGCCTGTAAGCTCGCTCTGATGCTCTTTGTTTGCCCACAGCGGTACAATCGGGAATCCCGGATAATTCTTGCCATCAAGTATGGCATCACCATCGGCAGCAGATGTGCCTATGATCTGCACATAAGGCCGCTTTGGATGCAGGATAGCGCCCATTTTATCCGTCTGCCCTTTGTCATTTAAGCGCCATATAAAATCTGTATAGCCATCCTCTTCATACAGTGTAGCCCTTAACGGCTTATTACTTGCCACCTGCCACCAGCGGATGCCGGCGTGCATGGCACCATCTTCCTCGCCTATCAGCGGCACAAACTCTGTGGCTTTAAATATCTCGATATGATCCAGGTTAAGGAATACAAACGATACACCGCCCCACAAAGCATATTCACCGGCTGTATACATATTGCTATCAAACTCATCACCACCCAGCTTATCCTTTGTGGCGCTGTTATTGAATGTTATGCCATCACCTAACAGATAACTATTTTCCTGCTTAACGAATATCGGGAAAAACGCATTGCAAAACTTATAATCAGCACTGTAATTATCCGGCACGGCCTCGCCTGTCATGGTATACAGCAGTTTGCGATACTCGGATATCGTTACATTGCGTTTCCTGAAATACTCATAAGCCGTTACAGCCTCGGTATACTGTGTGCTGCTCTTGTAATCGCTTATGGCGCTCTTAATGAATGTCATAAGGTTATTGCCGGTACCAGCATCCAGCAGATCCTCATAGAATTTCATACTACCTCCTCCTTAACTTCATCATTTAACCCTATGTTTACTTGTATCTTTGCCCGTTTATACAGTTTGCGTGCTAATGATGCCGCAGAATCAGGGCAATCATCATGCTCCGCATCTTCGTTATAATCCAGGATCTGATTTATGTACTCATCATCCGTACCTGCCACAAATATAACATATTGCCATATTGCTTTCAAGTAAGTGCTTATTTTAACATACTTATTCATGCTCTCATGGTACGTTACCATCCGCACGCCGTATTTGTGCTTTAGGTCCCTTGCTATCATGCCCTTATCGGCGTTTGTTTCATTCCAGCACTTACCCAGCTGCAGGCGCGTGTAATCGTTTAGGATATCGGTATAGCAATCCTCGATATGCTTTTGCCAGCATCTGCCGTATATATAAAAGAATCCATCTTTGTAAGCCATAGCGGTAAAGGCTGTGTAATCCTCGCCACCGTATGCGCAATCGATATGGCAAGCGGCACCTAACACATGCGCAGGATCTGCACCCATAGGCCGCTCTGAAAACAGTACATTTTCATCAGCGATTATCTTTAGCTCATAATTACATGCGAATAGCGATGCGGTCATGCTGGCTTTGATATGCTCCAGCTCATCATCAGATATTATTTTGGCAATAGCCGGATGATAGCAGTTATATTTAACAAGGTTAGGCATCAGGTTACTCGCATCATCCTTATGCCACATCGTAAGCGTGTTAAATATGCGCCCATCCCTGTTTTTGATGTTCTGCAATTCCTGGTATATCAGCTTTGTGCGCTCTCGCTCTGCCTTGCTGATACGGTCTTTGATATTGATGATATCATCCGTAAATATCCTATCAAAGTGCTTGCCGGTTAATGATCCACCCGAACCGATACCCACAAGCTGGCTGGTGCCTTTGGTATCTGCTACAAGGTTTGTGGATAATTCAAACGCAGATTCTACGGTGAGCTTTAGCGGCACACCGTAAATAACCTGCGCA